CAAGCTTACTAAGCTTGCGCTCTACCACTGAGCTATGAGTGCGATATGCTGAGAGTGGGGTTCGAACCCACGCGACTTACGCCAGATGTTCTTAAGACACCCCCCTTAGACCACTCGGGCATCTCAGCTTTCCTCCCTCCCACTGATTAGTAATCTACCTAAATCTTTAAGCATTTCGGTGTGTATTCATACGACGTGTTTTTATCGAGTGTATCCAAATCTTTCTCAACCTTCTTCTCGAGACCTGAGCACCCGTGTTTCTCTAGATGAAGACAGCGTGGACAAAAATTTCCACTACAGTGCTTACATTCTATGGGCACCCCACACTTCTTCTTACACAGTTGACAGGGCATATACTATAACTGGGATAAAGATTTTAAGTATCTTACAGATAGTATATGTTGACTCTTGCTATTGCGAAACCTACCCGTCTACCTATCACCAATCGTTCTATTCCCGAATATGAGAAACTCAAGACCAGTCTCAAGAACTCTACAGCTGCCTATGGTGCGGCTCTATCTACATCATACTTTATTACACAGGGAGCGGATGTTGGGGTATCTGCAACCCTTGGTGCTTTAGCATCCTACACCTACATGAACCTCCTATCGGATCATGTGGACAATATAGAGAGGTCGACATTTCAGAAGCAGATGTTTGTGCCAGTGAGCACCGCTGCATTTGAAATGGCGTGGAATAATGCACCATTTGCGTTTGATTTTGATTATGGAGCTACATTCGTAGGATTTTTGGCGTACAAGTTTGCTCTGACTTCAGTTTTATACGAGGTAGTCCGCGACATGATTATTAGAGACAGTGATGTTAAATATTAAAAATTTTATAGCTAATTACTTCATCTCCCCAAACTGCAGAAAGTTGTCGATCTTGCGTCCGATACTCTTACCAATGCCAGCGACTTTGTTGGGACCCTTGGCAAGTTCCTCACCGGAGGTCACATCAAAGTCGAGGTTCTTGATAGCTTGGGCAGCCTTCTTGTAGGCAGCCTTCTTGTGAACATCTGTCTCTCGGGCAGACACATCCCCGAGGGCATCGAAGATGCACTCATTGGTCGTAGGAGGCTTCTTCTTGAGATCCTCGAGTCTTGAAATCAATCCAGTCTCGAGAAACTCATCAATCTTCTTGGCGATGCTCTTGCCGATGCCGGGGACCTTGGTCTCCCCCTTGGCGAGAGACTCACCATCCACGATGGTGTAGGGGATGTTGTCGACAGCCTCAGCCGCCTTCCAATACGCCTTGCTCTTGAAATCATCCTTCTCAAGGTCGGACAGTTTCCGCAGGGCATTGACGATCGCGGCGTTCCGGGAGATGTGGAAGTCGTCCTCGTCGTCGGACTCCTCGTCCTCGTCGTCGGACTCCTCATCGGACTCCTCGTCGGACTCCTCGTCCTCGGTACTCACAACAGACTCCTCGTCAGACTCGTAGTCTTCATCCAACTCCTCCTCAAGGTCTTCGATCACCGCCTTTAGGCGGAAAATCTCAATCCTGTAGTCAGCGGCGTCATCATTGAGTTCGTGGACTTCCTCGCGGAGGAGCTTGTTCTCGTTCTCGAGCTTGGCAATGTAGGCGGAAATGGTAGTAGCGTTCATGGTGTTTGGAAAGTGAATGTTTTTACTTTGGAGTGGACCCACTTAGGTGTTCAAAATAAATATATCGTCTTTTATAAATGTTAACTGTACTTAGACCACCTACACCTCCACCCACCAAAAAGGTAAATCCAATCAAAAAGTTCATAATGAAAGTTTTCAAAATCAAGGAGATTGATTATGAAAAGTTCCGTAAGGAGGATAAATGGGCGATTAAAATCAAAGATGAACCACCTCGAGAGTAAAGTTTTTATCGAATTTACCTAGACGAATCTTTCCATCGTCTACGAGTTTCTTAATTTCCATCCCAGTCTCCAAGTGATCATTCAACTTATACTCCCCGGGGACATCCGGCATGAATGCCATCAACGTGACCATCTTCTGATTCATCGTGAGTTCTTTGTTTTGAAGCAATTGCTTAATGTATGGTGGGAGACTATCCACGTTCATTACATTATATGAGGATATTTTCTTTAAACACCTAAGTCGATTCGACATATTTGTAATTATACTACGATGACGCTTACACGTGAACAAGCCGAGATTGCTGCGACAGAGTGGTGCGGCCCTCATGACTCTCTTGTCAGACGATGGCTAGTCTCTGCGATACTGGACCCGAGGCAGCATCGAGACATTGGGAAGTTTTTGGCACCTATCGCGGAGATCGTTGTCTGTGATTGGCTTTCTGAACAGACGAGTGCTCAAATGCAGTGTGTCTCCGGTCAGGCGTATGATATTATCGAACCTGTTTCCAGAAGACGAATTCAGGTGAAGTTTCGAATGGGGGAGTGGCATCTCGAGACGACTCGACGAAACTCTGTCGCCAATCAAGATACAAACGCAACTGGGCACGTTGCCTATCGCGCCGATGAATTTGATATCTTGGCGATTTTTGTCCCCGGACCCAATTTCGGTTTAACAGGTTGTAAAATACGTCTAATTCCACTTGACGCATTGATACATCCTCAGAGACCTACACAACTGGTTACACGAGTAAATGCAGCTGTACGTAGAACCTATGACAATGACGAGAAGGCACTCACAGTGCTTCGGGAGACTTTTCGTCAAACAATTCCTTACCATCAGGATTAATGTCGAAAAGAATATACTTTCGGTTCAGAGCTTTGCATGCCCGACCCAGCGTTCCAGAACCAGCAAATGGATCTAAACATAAATCATCTTCCCGACTGTAAAGAGATACTATTCGTTCAAGTAGTTTAACAGGTTTCTGTGTGGCGTATTTCATCTTTTCACCATTCTGAATCGACGATATATCATCCCATGTATCTCGAATGGGAACACCGTCCATTTCGTCAGCGAATCTCTTAATTCGCGGGATTCCACTACTATTGTATTCGAGGCGATGTTCTTTGTGTAAAGTTTCCATTCTTTCTTTTGAAAAATACCATTGTTTGTGATGTCCATTCCATTCATATCTTAAATTTGGTCTTGGATTAACTTCGGGTTGAGAATTGTGCGCGGCCGAGGTCGAATAGAATTTGTTGTTATGCGGACACAATTTAAGTTTTTTCATATATTCATCGTCGTATGGTTTATAGAGTGGGAAGAATTTCGATTTAGAAGTTTTACCGTATACGATGATAGTGTCATGATTCCTACCGAGTTGATGTTTATTCTTCGCATTACCACCAGATGTCCACGCAATCTCATTCTTGAAATTTTTTTCACCGAAATACTTGTCACAAATGTTTCGAATATGATGTGAGATTCGCGGTTCTACATGAATGATTATATTCGCATCCTTTTTCATTACACGGTGACACTCCTTAATTCTTTCATCCATGAAAAGAGAGAAATCAGCAAACTTATCTTGAAAGTAATAGAAATTACGTCCCGTGTTATACGGAGGGTCCATATATATCATGTCTACAGATTCAGGTTCCAATTCTTTCAATAGCGTAACATTATCACCTATCCGATACACCATATGTTTTGTTATAGTGTTTTCTTTAAATCATGATTACAACCTCCTAACTTTACTCTCTATCTCCTTTGCGTACTCCCACTGCCCCGCCGCGCGGATGGCGGCCTGTGTTCGGAATTGCATCTTTGATAGGGACTTACCCCTTTTTAGGTTTAAAATGGCACGATGAACAGTTTCATTCCTGATCGATAATTTTCTTTTTCCTATGGCAAGCGCCTTCTGATCCTCCACCTCTAAAACTGGAACTTTTTTGGATCTCATATTTTCGATTTCCTGCTTTGCCGCAAACAAACTGGTCCGTAAAAACTTAGTACTTTTGGTGAGCTCGTGGACCTTTTGGTGAAGGTCACAGTTCTCAGCCTTGATGAACCGAAGTGACGCTCGTTGTTTCTTCATCTTCGCATCAATTTCGAATGAGTTTTGATTTCGGAGATCTACAATTTCATTTTGAAGGGCTAATATGGTTGCCTTCTTTCTTTTAATCCTATCATCTCGCCTTTCAATCTTCTGTTTGAATTTTGACTCCAGATTGAAGGTGCCAGTGGGTTCCTTCCGAACGCGTGACGTAGATTTTTTCACCATTTTGGTTTTTTGTAGAATGTACTCAACTTAGGTTGATTATAGGTATACAATAGCCCAACTTCTCCACCACAGGGTCATTTTTATAGTCTGTATTGTAGTAAATCTTCTTCACCCCACTACTCGCGAGAGCCTTGTAACAATTTAGACACGGGTAATGGGTTACGTAGGCTTCGGCACCATCGATGGAGACACCTCTCTTCGCCGCATCGGTGACCGCGTTGATCTCCGCGTGTATCGTGGCTTGTTCATGGTTGTCCCTCACTATGGATTTGTGTTTACAGCCACCCAGAAATCCATTATAGCCCATACTGATGAGGCGGTTGTTCTTCACTAAGACACACCCCACCTGGAGTCTCTCACACGGAGACCTGACGGACGCGAGCTGGGCAGTCTTCATGAAGTATTCTTCCCAACTTATACGGGGCCTTTCCTGCTTGGGCACAGACATGAAACGGAGGGGGAGGGGGCGGCGACTCTCCATTAAAACTTATATAAAGTCAAGACTTTAAGATTGTTAAATGGGATTATCAAAGCAGTCCCAGTGGCCTTCGAGATCTCAGTCTTTTATTGAAATTCTCAAAAACACGAAACGATAGTAAGGTTTCGTCTTTTATGTTTAAAACACGAACTTCTTCGTGTATTCGGTCAAGGTGAACCATCTTATATTTAACGCGGATTTTTGTTGGCTGTGTAGTCAATACCTAATCTATTTAACACGTTTTTAATCTCAAGTTTTGGTGCATCTCGTATAATGGCATACAAATTGAATTCCGGTTTATTCGTTTCAATGTTCCATGTTATCTTATCTTTGTAAAACGTATTACACCATTTACATTGATATCGTGCAGAATCATCACCCCCCATTATATGTGGTTCACAATGCCCGCGTTCAAATTTTACCACCTTTCCAAACTTATCCAAACCCCCCTCCTGTACACCACATGTAAAACATTTCAGTTCATCACCCGATATTATATTAGCTACACGATTAGGATTTATCGATTCTGTTGGAAATGGACATAGTATAACTCGCTCCCCTTCTTTTACTCTTCCAGGAAGTAGTTTACTTGTCATGAGCGGAAATCCCAATTTGTAATTTACTTCTCGGGATCTTTCTCCACCCCAACCTCGTCCATTCAAAGGACATTCATTGTCTAGATCTATGGTTTTCATTGGAACACCATATGACGGCCGATTAAGTATATATTGTAATATCTTCATACAATTTGAAAGTGAATTCGTTGATTTAGAAAGAGTGATTTTAACATTCCACTGAGTATAATCCCAACTCAGTTCTGATAACTCCTTTATAGTAGTGACACCATAAACATGTTGTAATATGACGTATAAAATATGGACGTTATACGTTTTTATTTGTAGATCTTTGTAGGTAAAATCTATGATATATTTCGACTTCTGAAAAGACGAGGTATATGTATCGTTGCACCTTTTAAGAATACTAGATTTATCTGGATCTTTAAGATTGAATGTTTTTGAATTGTATTCAATATTTATATCATCGATGGAATCTGATATCTCATTCACAATCTCATTTAAAATTTCATCAATTATATCCATTGTATATCAATGTTGTAGATTCTTTATCTAATTTATCAACACTTGGGTTATCATTTCTCTAAAAATACTTTCAATAACTTTCACACACACACTATTTCCAATTTGTTTATACGCAACTCCTTTCACATCTGAAATTTTAAATGTGTCTGGGTATGCCATCAATCTATAACATTCTTTTATTGAAAGTTTCCTCACCACACGAGAGCGTTCGTCATAAATATGATACCGTCCGGAAGATTCAGAAGCGGACAGGGTTGGGTGTGTACCATTCGTACTATAAATTCGCATTGGCTGTTTATGAACTCTAGAGAGATGTTCCGTATTTTCTCTAGCACCAGTCTTTCGAATTTTACCGTTGATATAACCTTTGAATATTAATCCACTTTTATCTTGTCTCTTTACGTGACGATCATCTATGATCGTATATTTTTGTGAATCTATAATCTCATCAGACGTTTCATCTAATATATCTGTGATGGAACTACTGTTCTTCATTGATTCTAATACACTGAAATCAAAAGTTTTATTCAAAGACGCGACAATGTATACACGTTCTCTATTTTGGGGTATACCAAAGTTTTTTGCATTTAACACTTTATACGATACATGATACCCACGTGACTCCAATGATTCAACGATAGTTTTTATCACTTCACCTCCTTCTATCGTGGTCAAGTTTGCTACATTTTCTAAAAAAATACATGATGGTTTGCGAATGTCCACGAGTCGCATAATTTCAAAAAACATATTTCCACGAGGATCTTTAAAAGCTTTGACATCTTTCCATTGTGCAACACTAAATGGCTGACAAGGAAACCCACCACATATTATATCACATTCAGGTATATCGGTTATATCACAAATATCACCTTGTACCTTCACACCATAATTATCTTCATAGACCTTTTGAACATTTTTGTCAAAGTCAGATGCCAAGACACATTCAGAATCTGAAATTACATTCTTAATACCTTGATGGAATCCACCGATTCCACAAAAAAGGTCTGTAAACTTTACGGTCATAATATAAATATAAGCAATACTTTTAAGTTCATCTCAAAACACTACCTCAAATCCTTATCCGCCGTGTAGTACGTCTTCCCCTTAGTGGCGAAACTATGAACCC